TTTATGACAATGATATTAAATACTTCAGGAATAATAACATCAATAACTTGTGGCTGTCCTTAAAATAAAATTATGATAAAAAACATATTAGACTTATTGAAATTAGCAAATGGAGAAACTGAGAATATAAGAATTGCACAAGGAAAAAACGCATTACCTAAAAACATAAAAAGTGCTTTTAAACAAATTAAAAACGAAATTAAATGGCAACAATAACTAAAACGTACTCTTTAAAAGTAGAAACTCAAGACAAAGAAGTTGATGAGTTAAATAAAAAGTTAGAAACAACTGAATCAGATATTAACAGTATAGAAGAATCAGGTGATAAAATGACTGGTGGATTAATATCAGGATTTAAAGGTGCAGTTAAAGGAGTTAAGTCAATGGTCTTAGGTCTTAAGACTATGAAAGGTGCTATTATTGCAACAGGTGTAGGCGCATTAGTTATTGCAGTTACATCTTTGACTGCTGCTTTCACAAGTTCTGAAGAAGGACAAAATAAACTAGCTAAAGTTATGACTGTATTAGGTTCTATAACTGGAAATATAATTGACTTATTTGCAGATTTAGGAAATATGTTAATAAACGTGTTCACTAATCCATTAGAATCGTTAACAAAATTTAAAGATTTATTTGTAGAAAATATAACTAATCGAATTTCTAGTGCAATAGAAACAATAGGTTTTTTAGGAAGTGCTATAAAAAAGGTATTCTCAGGTGATTTTTCAGGTGCATTAGATGATGCAAAAAAAGCAGGTAGTTCTTATATAGATACTTTAACTGGAGTAAAAGGTACACTTGATAAAGTGAGTGAATCTGTAAGCAACTTAACAAATGAATTAATAAAAGAAGCTAATATAGCTGCAGGAATAGCTGACCAAAGAGCAAAGGCTGATAAACTAGATAGAGCTTTATTAATAGATAGAGCAAAAGCAGATAGAGATAGAGCACAATTATTAGAACAAGCATTAGATAAAGAAAAATTTGCAGTAGAAGAAAGAATTGAGTTTTTAAAAGAAGCAGGAGCATTAGAAGAAGAAATTACTAATAAAGAAATACAAGCAGCTAAATTAAGATTAGATGCTAAGATTGCAGAAAATGCATTATCAGGTTCTACAAAAGCTGACCTTGAAGAAGAAGCACAACTTAAAGCTACTTTAATACAATTAGAAACTGCTAAATTAAATAAAGCTAAAGAAGTTACATCACAGATTATTGGATTAAATGCTGAGGTTAAAGCTCAAGCTGTGGCAGATAAAGCAGAAGCAGATGCGTTAAAAGCAGCAGATGACCAAAAGATATTAGATGATGAAAAAATATTAGCTGATTTAAAAAAACAAATTAGAGATGCAGAAGCAGTTACAGAAGATGAACGTAGAGCATTAGAAATAGAAAAAACAACTGAACATTACGATAGATTAATTGAATTAGCTAAAGCACAAGGTTTATCTATTGTTGATTTAGAAAAAGCTAAAGTAAATGCTTTAAATAACTTTAGTGAAGAAGCATCAGATAATGAAATAAACTGGGAAGAATTAACTCAAGCTGAAAAAATGAAAATCATTTCTGAAGGCTTTAATAATCTTGCTACAATTTTAGGTGAAGAAACAGCAGCAGGTAAAGCAGCAGCAATAGCAGCAGCAACTATAAGTACATTCCAATCAGCTCAAAGTTCTTACGCATCATTATCTCCAATTCCAATCATTGGTCCAGCTTTAGGTGCAGCAGCAGCAGGTGCAGCAATAGTTTCAGGTTTAGCACAAGTAAAAGCTATAACAGCAACTAAAGTTCCAACTCTTGGAGGTAAATCAGCTCCTTCGGTAGGTGGAGGCACACCTTCTGCACCACAAGTAGCAACACCACCTGCATTTAATATAGTTGGAGCTAGTGAAACTAATCAATTAGCTGATGTTATAGGACAACAAGAACAGCAACCAGTACAAGCATTTGTAGTTGCTAGTGAAGTAACTTCTGCACAGGCTTTAGAAAGAAATACAATAGAAGGTGCAACTATAGGATAAATACAAAATTGAATTTTTAATACGTTATATAAATATGAAAATCGTAGAATTAGTATTAGATGAAGAACAAGAGGAATCAGGAATTGATGCTATATCTATAGTTGAAAGTCCTGCAATAGAATCTGACTTTGTAGCATTAAAGCAAGAAGAAATTAAACTTGCAGAAATAGATAAAGAGAAAAAAATATTATTAGGTGCTTTATTGATACCTAATAAACCAATATATAGAAGTGGAGAAGAAGGTGAATATTACATTTTCTTTTCTAAAGATACTATTGTTAAAGCATCTCAGATGTATTTAAAAAATGGTTATCAAAATAACTCAACCTTAGAACATAAAGAGGCTTTGAATGGCTTGACTTTAGTAGAGAGTTGGATTGTAGAAAGTGAAACGCAAGATAAGTCACGTAAGTATGGTTTAAATGTACCAGTTGGAACGTGGATGGGTGCAGTAAAAGTTAATAATGATGAAATATGGCAAGAGTATGTTAAAACAAATAAAGTTAAGGGTTTTTCTATTGAGGGTTATTTTGCAGATAAAATGGAAAGACCTAAAGAAAAAATTAAAGAACAAATGGAAGTTGATAATAAAATCTTAAAAGAAATTAAAGAAATATTAACCTCTAATTAATGCAAAGAAATAATAATAGAAATAGCAGAACTTTTATAGCTAGTAGAACCAGTCCAACAGGTAATGGTAGAGCTTGTTTATGTTGGGATGAAAACACCTATTCCAGAAAGTGTTGCGATGGCTCAATACACGCACAAGGTATTGGAGTTATAACAAGAGTATAGTGAAAATGCAAAATTTAAATTTTAATCCGTTATATAAATAATATGAAATCAACCGAAATGTTAAATCAAATTAAAACACTTCTAAATATCGAGGTAAAACTTGAAGAAATGAAGTTAGAAAATGGCACTATAGTAAGTGCTGAGTCTTTTGAAAAAGGAAAAGAAATCTTCATAGTAACAGACGATGAAAAGGTAGCAATGCCTGTCGGAGAATATATGTTAGAAGATGGTAGATTAATTGTAGTTCCTGAAGAAGGAATGATAGGTGATGTTAGAGAAGTATCTGACGAAGTACCTGCAAAGGAATCTAAAGAAGGTGAAGAAATTACATCTGACTTAAAAAAGAAAGATGGTTATGAAGAAGAAGAAAAAAAGGATGAAGGAGATATGGAAGAGGAAGCAGATGTTGCAGATTGGAAAGGTATGGAAATCAGAATTAAAAATCTTGAAGATGCTATTGCTGATTTAAAAGGAGATAAAGAATCTAAAATGGAAGATGAAGTTGAAGAAGAAGAAATGTCAACTGTAAAACCATTAAAATCAAGAACAGTAAAAGAAGAATTTGAAGCAGCTTCTAAACCAATAAAACACAATCCAGAATCTAAGAATAAAAAGGTAAAAAAAGTAGAATTTGGAAAAGGTAAATTTACTTCAACTTTAGATAGAGTATTAAATAAATTAAATAAATAAATAAATATGGGAACTTTCAATTACACATCAAACGATGTAGAATACAATCAAGTAGGTCAATCTTACTATACAGCAACTGGAGATATTTCAGAAGGTGAAATAGGAAATGACCATAATGTAGCTGTAGATGGTTTAACTATTGGTCTTCCATTAATTACTTCAGGTAATTTAGGAATGTCAGTATTTTTTAGAAATTCAGGAGCAGATGGAAATAACATTCTTTCAATATCACCTAAAAACAGCAATAAAATTGTAGGTGGAATGACACAAGCATCAGCAGTTTTTCACGCATCAGGTGCATTAGGAAAAGACTTAATTAACACAAAAGCAACTTCTAAAAAAGGAGATTGGGTAGAGTTAAGAGCAGTAAGTTTGACTGAATACTATATCGTAGGTGGTCAAGGAATTTGGGCATCAGAATCATAATATTAATTAAATAAAAAATAAAAAATGAGTAATCAAAAAAACGTACAATTAGCTACTGTAACTAATATAACTACTAGCTATGCAGGTGAATTTGCAGGTGAGTATATAGCAGCAGCTTTATTAAGTGCATCAACTATTGATGATGGAGGTTTAACAGTAAAAGCTAATATTTCTTTCAAAGAAGTAATCAAAAAATTAGCAACTGGTAATTTAGTAAGCCCTGCATCTTGTGATTTTGTACCTAACTCTTCAGTAACACTTACTGAAAGAATCATTCAACCAATAGAATTACAAGTAAACCTACAATTATGTAAGTATGACTTTGTAAATGATTGGGAATCTCAATCTATGGGTTATGGATTAGGTCAATCCTTACCTCCTAAATTTAGTGACTTTATGATTGCTCACGTAGCAGCAGAAGTAGCTCAAAATACAGAATTTTGTATTTGGCAAGGTGATGTTGCAGCAGCATCTAATAATTCATTTGATGGATTTGAAAAACTAATAGCAGCAAGTGCAGCAGCAGGAGATATTCCAGCAGCTCAACAAGTAGCAGCAGTTGGTGGAGGTGGATTAAGTGCAGCTAACATTATTGCAGAACTATCTAAGGTAGTAGATGCAATACCTGCAGCTCTTTATGGAAAAGAAGATTTATTCTTATATATAGGTTCAGCAGCAGCTAAATTTTACGTTCAGGCGTTAGGAGGATTTGCAGCAGCAGGATTAGGAGCAAATGGTGTAAATGCACAAGGAACACAATGGTGGAACAATGGTTCATTAAGTGTTAATGGTGTAAAAATCTTTGTTTGCCCAGGAATGTCAGCTAACAAGATGTATGCAGCTCAAAGAAGTAACTTATACTTTGGAACTGGCTTATTAAATGATGCAAATGTCGTAAAAGTATTAGATATGCAAGATTTAGATGCGAGTAACAATGTAAGAATGGTAATGCGTTTTACTTCAGCAGTTCAATTTGGAATTGCTAGTGATTTAGTAGAATACGCATAGTAGATTAATTAACTAAGAAAACAGGGTAGGTGGTTTATCTACTTACCCTTTTTTTATAAATAAAATATAAATAATATGGCTTGTACATTAACAACAGGTAGAAAAATTCCTTGTAAAAGTGCTTTTGGTGGAATAAAAAGTGTTTTGTTTGCTGATTATGGAACTATTGCATCAATTGCAGTAGATTCATCTACAAAAATAGCAACTATAACAAATGCTTCACCTGCACCAGTATGGTTTGAATATGATGTAAAAGGAAATTCTAGTTTAGAAACTACTGTAACAAGTAGCAGAGAAAACGGAACAACATTTTACACACAAACATTAAATTTAA